CCTAATACCCTCCCCCTCCTTACGGCAAACATATACACGCCCTAACCTCCTACCCTTTACCCTGTTGTAGTTACATAACAAGTTCATGTTCCCATCCGGTACATAGAAACTCTCTCCCACCTGCATTAACTCATACGGGTACTCATGCTTCACCCTCACCCTCGGTAACTCTATCCCTCTCTCAATCTCATACATAACACTTCCCTCCTTTGAACGTAGTGTAGATCAAAAAGGGAAATTCTTTTGGGGCGGGGGGAAAGGGAAATACCCGTTTTCTTTTGGGGCGGGGAGCGGGATAGGGCGCGCAAACCGAGGGGGTGCCTGCCCAATCGATAGACCACACACACACGACACACAGGCGTCCAGATACGACCATGCCCGTAAAGGCGTGTAATCAGGCGTATAAGGCGATGGTGTTTTCTCCCTACCCTACCCATTGCCGATGACCCATGAGGGGGATATAGATTGATCTACAGGGTCGGGGATAGATGCCAATCCCCCTATCGTTGTCCCTTTATGTCTATGCTCCTGCCTATATAAGAATGGTTACACATATATATAAGGAGAACTGTAGAAGATCTTATATAAGTACGTCATCAGTTCTCCGTATATAGGTTAAACCTATGACATAGGTTTTTCGATTAAAAAATATTCGTAGATATATGGGAACCCGTTAGCGTGAACATACTCTATACTTATAGTCGTAACATCCTAATCAATCATAGAGGAGAATCATCATGGAAATTAAAAGTAACCTTTGCAATAACGCTACACGCAAGATCGGTCTGCTCATTGTCGCAGCTAGTCAGCTTGGTATGGATGTCTCGGGCTATGGCTATGCAGACGAAAATCGGCACTCTGGCAATGTCTACCTTTGGCTGGAAGATTACGATTTCACTCTCTACATTGCCCTGGGGTCTGATGACATTTGGGCATCATGGTTTAACCCTGAGATCTCAGCCAATGTAGATGAGACTGAGATCGAGATCGCTGGCAAGACTCTGAGAGACCTTGAGGCATGGGCTGAAGGTCTACGGGCTGAAGCTGAAGCCGCAGAGTAGTGTCTAGCCTCTAGCCTTTCATGAAGGCTAGGGGATAGGCATTTCGCCTGTCGTTCCTAATTTAATCGGAGAAAACCATGATCACAATCGCTCAAAAAGATCTTAAAGCCGTATCCCTGGCAATGGCAAAGAATGACATTCGTTACTACTTGAAGGGCATCTATATTGAGTTTAATCGGGCTGAGACCCGCATTGTTGCGACAGACGGGCATCGTTTACACATGGTTCGCACGGTAGACAGTAGCGCAATGGTGACCGAGCCCGTGACGTTTATCATCCCGTCTGACATGGTCAAACATTGCCTAAAGGCTAAAGCTGCACGTCATGACAGAAACCCGCAGATCACTCTGAGTTTTGCATCAGGCACTATAGAAGCCGCATTGCCAGACGGGTCACGGTTTGCTGCACCAGCTTTAGACGGTACTTTCCCAGACTATCGTCGCATTATCCAACAATGCGTCTCTGGCAAGTCTGAGATAGAGGCCGCAGTCTATAACCCGCGTTATGTCTTAGATGCTATGGATGCGCTAGAAACCTATGCCGACCATAAGGGTAGTGATCCAATTGGTACGGGTCTCAGACAATTAGGGTCTCGTGTCGGAGTCTTAACCTGGGGGGATTTTCTGGCAATGATTATGCCCATGCGGGCTGATGCTTCTCCCATGCCCTGCCCTAGCCTTGCAAAGCCTCTGGAGACTCCCGCAGCTTTACCAGTGACAGCCTAGTCTAGCCTCTAGCGTATAGCCCCTATATGGGGGCTATGCGATACGGGTTACCGTGTCAATCCTAAACTTAATAAGGGGAATACCATGAATGCAGCAGACTACCAGCAAGCCAAATTAGAGCGCTTAGGCGATCGCATTGCAGACCTTAAAAAACAGGGCATATGCTCGCATGGCTGGCTAAAGACTCCACCGGGACAGCAGGTAACGTGCCTAGACTGTGGTTCAGTCTTTCCCTCATTCTCTGCCGCATTGCAGGCAGGCAAAGACATTCTAAGGGGTTAAACCATGAATAAGATCAAACAATCTATCGAATCAGGTGAAGGCGTGTTCTTTTGGCTGTCCGTCGTCATTGGTGCAATGGGGTTTTATGCCGTTCTCTGGTTAATGCTTGCCATAGCCGTGATGGTAGAGTGAAAACCAGTCTATGACTCTTATAAGCCCCCTAGCGGGGCTTTTTCTTTTCATAGGACAGTCAACAAGCCCCATATAAGCCCCATAGAGACGATTCTAGGCATAGGGTAAGGGTAAGGTATACCTAAGACCCTAAAGACCCTTATAAACGATTCTATAAGGTCTACCCTATGCGTTCGCATTGCCACGGCATTGCGTCAACCATGCGTCTGTATCGGCTTATAGTCTGTAGTAAACCCTGGCCTATCCTATCTGGTGTAGAAAAATAGGTTTTACGCGCAGGCACATAGGAATTGGATAGCGCATGGTCATTGCATTGGATAGCGCTAGATCAGACCAAGGTGGGTCACCCTGGACTTTGCACCAAAGGATACAGGCTGTTTAGAGTCGCCGAGCCGACTAACCAGAGTGACCCGTACCCATCTTACCCGCAGGCTGGCAGATGACCCAAGCTGCCCCAAAGGTTGACCCATCTCCCAAAAAGTTATCCACAGACGCTATATATATTGTTTTTCTTATTATGTTTTTTTTTAAGAGTACTAAGCGTATATAGGTAGTACCGAAGCATATACGGAGAACAGTAGTATCTACGGAGAACAGACGTATAGTAGAGTACTACTATATATATAAGAGTACTCTACGATATACGAAGAACCTACCTATATACGACCCTTAAACGCTTTGTTGTCCACAAAGTTATCAACAAGTTATACAGAGTTATCCACATAGTTATCCACAGGCTATAGGTATCAGATTTCGATAGTTACAAAGCAATGAACTAGTCTATATCTGTGCTAGTCTCATTACTGTAAACCTAATAGGAGGGGATATGAAAGTTAATCTAAGCATCAAGCAATGGAAGGACAAGGACGGGAACTGGTCGTATGTACGGCATCCCCAGACTACCTATGTCGAGACTAAGACGGTGGCTTATAACCGACCGTTCCCAAATGAGGCATTTCTCGTTGATGCCCATATAGACCCAGATGATCGTCTGCGGTTTAAGTACAGGCGAGAGGGTCAGGAGACGGCTCTGAAGGCTAATCTGAGACTAGAGTTTAAGGAGGGGCAGTTAGTGGATGCCAAGATCATCGGGAAGAAGCCTGAGTTCTCCATGACCACAATGGCAGACTGATATGACTATGCACACCTGTAGTTATTACTGCGACAGACCTGAGTGCATCAAAGCGCAGAGGGATGAGTTACGCCAAAAGTTAAAGCAGGCAGTAGCGGCAGAGCGTGAGGCGTGCGCGAAGTTGGTTGAGGCCGATGGACTGGCCCGTGGTGCAGACGGGTATATGTTGACCAAAGCCGCAACAAGAATCCGAGCCAGGGGTGAGTTTAGTAAGCCTCTTGACAACGCTGTACACGCCAGCGACATATCGCAAGAACGTGTCGATGAAACGGCAAAACGTAAAGATGAGTGGGTTGGGTTTGCGCACGAAGAACTTGCTTGGTTAAACAAGGCTTTGAATCTTGGTGGGCGGTTTGCGGTTATTGAAGCCATCGAAGCCAAACTAAAGGAAAAGAATTGTCCGAGCGCAGACTAATTACTAGGCGGCAGGCAGAGATTATGAATTTACTAACTGCCGGGTTTGAGCGTAATCGGGTAGCAGAACTGATGGACATCAGCCGCTGGACGCTGGAGAGCCAGATACGCCATGTATACGTCAAATGGAATGTTCACAAAATGAAGGATGCACTAGCGATATGGAAGGAAGAATCATGGAAATACAAGTAAAGAGTGAGTCGTATTGGTCTGGGTTCGCGTTAGGCATCCTAATGACCCTTCTGACGGTCTTAGCGGCAGACAAGCTACTAAGTACGCCACAGAGCCTACAGACCAGCCTAGACCTTCCTAAAGACATCGTAGGGGCATATCGGTTAGGTATCGCCGATGCCTTGAAGACGAACCCTGCCTCCTGGCAGTTAGAAGAAACTTGTTTGGAAGTATGGTCAAACAAGCAGAAGTAGTGTATAGTTGTATCGTTGTATTCATTCATTTAGCCTAATCATTAAGGGGAATATCATGGAAACAAAACTGCCATTGAAGTGGGATAAGGCGGCTGTACGCCGTTATCTCGACAATTCGTTTGGTCACTTAGATGATCAAGACCTCTATCTCCTGACCAGTTTCATCTCAAACTGCTACATCGATGGGCGTATCGATGGAATCAACGTCAGTAGCGAAATCTGGCAAGAAAGCTATAAGTCAGCCAAGGAGGTGAGCCATGTCTGACTTCTCTCCCGAAGTAAGGAATAAGGCACTCTGGAGCAACGATGCCCGTAGGTTCGTGGAAGGGCGTGGAGGCGAGGTATACGCCGAGAAGATAGGTGCCAAGGGTCAGGACGATCTGAGCCAGGTCGAGGCAGTGCAAATGGGTCTGGTAATGCAAGAACCCATTATGCGGGAGTATGCGCGTAGGAACCAGATCGAGTTCAAAGACGCTGACTACGCTATCTATCATCCCAAGCACAACTACCTTGCTAGCCATTTCGACTACATAAGTGCAGACGGACGCACACTCTACGAGGTCAAGAACCTAGGCATCCACCAGCGTAAGAAGTACGGGGACAACGGTACAGATCAGGTAGACCTTGGCTACCGGGTGCAATGCCTCCACGAAGCCACCGTGCATCAGATAGAACAGGTAGTGCTGGTCGTATGCTTTGGCGGTCAGGAGATTGTGGGCTACCCGCAGACCTTTGGTGCTGATCTACAGGACATCCATGCTAGGGAGATGGCAGAGTTCTGGGGCCGTATCCAGGCCCGTACCTTTGACCCTGAGACGATGGGAGACGCTGCCAAGCTGGTCTATCGCCAAGACAACGGAACCAATCTATTAGCCACTCAGAGCCTTGAGCAAGCCTGTCAGGTACTCAAGGTACTCAAGGAGCAGATAAAGACGCTAGAGGGCCAGGAACACGATCTGGTGTCCAAAATCCAGGGCTACATGATGGAGTCCAGCCAGCTTGTCTCGGTAGATGGGGCAGTCCTAGCCACTTGGAAGGCTAGTAAGGCAAGCAAGCGGTTTAACGCCGAACTGTTCAAGTCCTCCATGCCAGACATTTATGAGAAGTTTGTCATGGAACAGCCTGGTTCCCGCCGGTTCCTACTTAAGTGAGGATGCTATGGGCGTAGAACTCACTGTAACCAAGTATGAGAATGGAGATGATTGGTTCACGTTCTATATTGACCGCCAACTCACCTATGACTTTGATGAGGAGGAACTTCGAGAGATTTGTTATATGTATCTAGACAAAATCCTTATTCAATACATGGATAAGGATTACTGGGACGAAACTGAGCAAGAACACGGCAAGCAACTTGTTGAGAGCGTGAAGGTGGCTCTGCGAGTGTTGAGCGATCACGGAACATTATTGAAACCTAATAAGGGAGTACGTTATGAGCAACGTAAGAACGATTAATCCCACGACAGGGACGGTTGTGCTGAAAGAAGAACTTGATCCCAAGGTCATTGAGAGCATCGTCATCAATGGAGATCTGAGCAAGCTAGCACCGCCTCAAAAGGTGGCCTACTACAACTATCGCTGCCAGAACGCAGGGCTAGATCCTGCTGCCAAACCTTTTGATCTACTGAAACTAAACGGTAAGGAGGTCTTATATGCCAACGCCAGCGCGACGCAGCAACTCTGTGCCATCCACAGATTGTCTACTCAGATTACTCACCGCGAAAGGGTCGATGACATATACCTTGTCTCGTGTCGAGTTACAGGCGCTGATGGACGCGTTAGCGAAAATCAAGGGGCTGTCAGCATCGCAAACGCAAGAGGCGATGCGCTTGCTAACGCCATCCTCAAAGCTACAACTAAAGCCATTCGTCGAGCCGTCCTCTCCCACTGCGGCCTCGGTATGCTCGACGAAACCGAAGTCGAAACCATCCCTGGCGCAAGAGCCGAACCCTTGGTCATTCCTGACACCCCCAGAGAAGATCACTCACAGGGTTCCCAGGGGGTTCATGCACTCAAACAAGGGGAAGGTATCGTTTTGATGATACCGGGCATGGAAGAGCCGTACAGCCGCCATGTCAACAATGAGGATTGGGTGGATGCCTACCTGACGATGGTGGACAAGATCTCTGACTCCAAGAAGTTCACCCCAGGCGATAAGTTACTCAAGCTGGAAGGTCTGGAGAAGGAG